AAAAGAGAAAAAAATAAAGAAAAGAAGGAGAAAAGAAGGGAAAGATAAAAAAAAGGTAAAAAAAAAAGGAAGAAAAAGAAAGTAGATCTAATCAGTTTTACATTAATAATCATTTAAGTCTCCAATACTTATGAGGCCACTTACGTGGCCTCATGTGTCATCCTATCAAAGCTTAAGGCTTAGGAACGATAGGAGATAGACCGCTAACGAATGCGGTTGGTGGCAGAACCAGAGCGTTAGGTTCGATGCTAATGTTTCTAGCAACAGAGATTGCATGTCCTTGGTTGAACAGTGCGAATCCATAACGTTCTCTCATCTTCAGCTTGTAGATATCTCTAGCTGGATCTTTCCACTCTTCCATTGTTGGGTCTTCAGCCACAACAAGGGCACCGACTTCAGTAGTATCCATCATGATAATAGATGTAGTCTTGGTGTTTGGATCAAATGGCACAAAAGCAGTTGGGATAACTGTAAGTCCACCGAATGGGAACATAACAGGGAAGCCCATTCTAGATTGTTGTGTACCTTCTCTTTCCGCTTGAGTTGGGTTAGAAGCAGGGATGCCAGATTGTCTAGTAGCTTGCTTCCAAGCGTTGGTTAGAGATGGGTAAACGTTCTCAGGTAGACCGTTGAACCAGCTTCCATTTCCAGTTTCAAGCACAATTGCTCTCATGTTTGGATCTTTAACGAAAGCAGCCCATGCTAATGGATGGCAAAGCACTACGTTTGGAGTAAAGCCTCTTTCCATTGACTTAGCGTACATATCGTAGAAGTCATCAACAGTCATAGAGCCGTTGCCAGCACCTGTCAAGTTACGTCCAGTAGTACGTCCAATCTCAGCAGTAGTTGGGGCAGCATTATCAAACACAACAACGCCAGCGTTATTGATAAGATTAAAAATAAGCTTTTCTTTATGTCTTGCCAGAGCACGAGAAGCTTGGCGAACATGAAGACCCATTACGTCCCACTGGGAGAACTTAAGCATTTCTTCAGTAATCTTAACAGCAATACCGTGCTTACCGATATTGGCAGTAGCGGTTCCACCGCCTCTTTGAATACTGAACTCTGGATATTCTTGGCCTTCTGCCATTGACAAGTCAGCTGGACCGATAGCACCAAGAGTACCGAAGTTAATTTGTGTTCCGTATGCATCCATTCTAATGGTAGTTAGAAGTTTAGTACCAACAAGAATTGGTTCAATTGCTTCTTGCATAACTTCTGTAATAACACGCTTAAACGACATTGATGCCATTGGAGTGTTGACGGCATCCATAAGGCTAAGCTTCATGCCATCGGAAGTTACACCACCATTGTTAAACGCGGTATACAGATCATTAATTTCATCTTTGCAATCAAGCTCTTGCTTGGTCCAAGGAGTTTGGTGAATTCTCATAATCTTTTTTTATTCCTTAGTTTTTATTTTCTTAAATTAACGGCGTAAGCAGATTCTAACTAGACCGTAGCCATTAGAATATGTCACTGCATCTGGTAGACCGCCTGTAGCAGTACCGGGCATTGCTTGTAGTGGAGAAACACCATTGCGGGCAGTTCTTACTCTTTCAAGCAGATTGAATGGGCCTGGACCTCTTACAGACATAACCTGACCAAGGATGTCTTCTTCGTTGTATGAACCATAGTCGTAACCGGTTACTACGAAGTTAGAGTTATAATCAAATGTTGCGAACATACCTGGCTTAACTGTTCCAGCTGCACCGATACAAGCAGCAATTCCCACCATAGGAGCAGTTGCGTAGGCAGTATTGTCGGTAACAATTGGTAGCTCAATTTGATATTGTCTAAGGAAGCCAACTCTTGGTTGAAGGTTGAAGTTGGACACATTAAATTGTGCTGGGTTGATACCGTCGCCACCTGGATGTGGCCAGTAGTTCATATAGCTAACCCCAATTGCGTTGGAGATAGTGTTGTTCAATACGGCTGGTTGTGCAGTTAAGGTGAAGAATGACTTAACAACTGGTTCACCGGCTACGACTAGCACGCCAGCAAAGTTCTTCTGTCCTCTCTTAACATCTTCTGCGCTGTATCTATCTAGAGTGGTTAGTGCATCAGCTGCGGCAATACCAGCAGCAGGGTTGACAGCAGCGTCAAAAGCGGTTGCATAAGCAGCAGCTTGAAG